TCTTGTGTAGCGCCTCCGCCAGACTCAGGCGGAAGCGGAGGAAGGGTCCTGATCGATCTGCTTGATAGCCTCCTTCTCGACCAACATGGTAGCGTCGTACATGAAAGCAATTGCCCGCCGCAAGACGACGTAATCCGCCTCGATCTTCAGATAGTGGAGATCGCCCATCTGAAATGCAGGCTTCCCCTCGGCATCCTGGGCCTTGTGAACTAGTAGCATAAGATCTTGCTCATAGGAATCCTTGGGTTCCCGCGCCAGGACGGCCTGCATGTCGGCGGTCGTGAGGCGCCCGAACCAGAGTTCGAGATTGTCGAACTCCGGGATCACGAGTTGGCGTTTGCCGGCGTTGTAGGCGGCCCGGACCTTATCAATCGCCTTCGCCATCAGTTCCACTCCTTGGCCAAGGGGCCGGTAATTTGGAAGTCAAAACTCACAGGAACCAGGGCCGATCCTTCAGGTGAGCCAACGCTGAAATTGGACAACAGGGCAGCGCCATAGAAATACTTGCCATCCGCCACTTTGAATGTGAGTGCAGCAACCGTGCCATCTGGCGTCCCAGCCGCGATCTTCGCCAGTAGGGCCGCCTGTTCGGTGTCGGCACCATCCAGCCAGGCCGTGGCTCGACCGCGATGGCCGGCGATCCCACCCTTGAACGTCTTGTGCTTGTCCCCCTTGACGGTATCGGGAATCACATCGATCTCGCTATCCAGAGTCCATTCCTTCAACTCAGCGACCGAATGACTCTCGAAGGTCAATGTAGCATTGGAGGCGATCGCCGTCGCCACGGCCGGCGTGAACACCAAGGTCGCGATGGCGTTAGTGCTGACGACATAGAACGATCCAGTGACGGTATGGTCAGTTCCCCCATCAATGGCGAAAATGTCGCCCACCGTCACCAGCCCGGTCATGGTCCCGCCACCGGTGACCGCAAACTCGGTGATACCCGTCGCGACCGCCGCTCGCGCCTTGGGTGTCCCGATGAGTTCCCCTCCCAGGATCAGGAGGCCGTCTTGTCCGCGGTAGTTGCTCATATTACGCCCACGCTGCGGTCACGGCACCCGAGACCTTGAAGGTAAATGTCACCGGACACAAGGCCGAGCCTTCGGGACTCCCCAGGCTCATCGTGATTGGCACGGCACTGAAGGTGTAGGTCTTGCCAGTAGATGCCGTTAGCACGACCGTCACCGCAGCGCTTTGTGGCGTGGCGGCGGCGAAGTAGCCAATCACCACTGACTGGCCGGCATCTGCCCCATCTAGCCAGCAGGTCAACCGGGCCGTGCCGCCATCGCCCACGCCCCCAAGAAACGTGCGGTGCTTGTCGCCCTTCACCGTGTCGTCCATGGTTTCGATGCTGACCCCATCCAAGGCCCAATCCCGCAGTTCGCCAATGGCGTTTGTCGCCACGGTGGCCGAACCATCCTGTCCTCGCACGTTCGCCATGTCGTTCCTCCCTTACACCGTTTCGTCCACTGAGAAGGGGACCCGCACATTCGCTTGTACCCATTTACTCTCAGGATTGGGAATCCGCCGCGGCCCGGAAGGCACTCCAAAACGCACCCCGGACACCTCGACGCTATTCACCATGTCCCGCACGGAATCTGCCGATTGCGTCACCGGACCAAACCCATTGCCGGCCTGCCCAAAGACGTTGATGCTGACCACTCCCGTGATCGTCTGCCGGCCATCTTTCGTACTCAGGAATCCATCGCCCCAGACAATTGCGGGTTCAATCCAGGTGCCCGAGGCCGGCGGGTCCTTCGGATCGTTCGGCCAGATGATGGTGGTATTCTCGTCCGCCGCCCAGAGCGTTTTGATCCGAGATTCGATGGTCACTCGGGCGGTATCGAGGGCACTGGCCATTAGAGCGCACCCGCGCGAATGCGGGCCGCGATCTCGCTGGCCAAGGGTTGGAGTTCCGCCAGCGTCACCATCACCATCCCCGCCGGCGCCTGGCCGGAGTGCCCGTGTTCCAAGGGCAGGATATACGGCAGGGAATTGGTGACGTAGAGCGTCTGGTCCGGGCCTGCCGCATCGAGAAGCGGCCGCCCGCGATTGATCGTCTCCATGCCCGTCTTGTCGAACCCCATGATATTGACGCTACGGTCGGGATCGCCCGCCCCGACGTTCCAGTTCCCCCGGGCCCGTCCAGTATCCACCGGCGTCCTGAGCACGATCCGCGACAGGGCTTCAAACGCCAGCATCCGCACGGCCTGGTTGCTGCGGTCCCGCAGGGCGGCTTTGGCTTCTTCGACCGTCATGCGTTCCCCCGGAGTTGGCATTCATAGAGCGCGGCCTCCCCGCCAGCCCAATGGGTGATGACGCGGACGATTCGATACACCGCACTCCCAATGACCACGCGGTCCTCGGTATCCGGGGCCGTGGATAAGAGCGCCGCCGCGATCTCCAGCTTCCGGTCCCCGGCGTTGATAGCATCCCCGATCTCTCGGGTGTGATACTCGGAGAGCAATCCCTTCAGCGAGGTGGCGGTGGTGATGAGCGTGGATTGTCCCGTGGTGACGTTGTACGTACTCCGCGCCATCGTCTGGACCGTGACGGCCATCCCAAAGCGGTTGATGACCGTCTTGGCGACTTGCCGGAGCGGAGTATCGAGGACACTCATGCGCGGTACACCGGACGGGTGAGGCTCCCGGTATCCTCCCACAAGCCGCGTAGAAACCGCTTAACCTGTTCCGGGAGCACCCCAGCCTGTCGCGAGGCGCGGGGGGTGACATCGAGGGAGCCGACTTGGACATTCTCAAAGCCCTCCAGCCCCGAATCCCCGAGCGTGACCTCGGACTTGAGCAACGCTAAGGCCAACTCACAGACCGCTCGCTCGATGGGCTCGGGGATCTCATCATCATCGTACTGGCGAGCGTCCTCATCGGTCAGCCCCGCCCGGGGCCACTTGAGGGCCTGGTCCCGATCACTGACGACGCCGGCGTACTCTTCCTGTTCCAGCCGGTAGGTAGCGCTGATGAGCGCCCGGTCTTTATCGGCATCGACAGCGGCGGCCCACTCCGCCACCTCCGCGGCAACCCGGGTATCGAAATACAACGAGGCGTTGGCGCGCGTGATGTAGCTATTACTCAACGCCCCGCCAACCGTTGCGACCAGCGTGGGGTCCGCCATGGCTCTCCAGGGTTAAGGGATGGGGAGGGCCGAAACCCTCCCCGGTAATGGCTCCCTTAGCCCAGAATCCGGGCACCCAATGCCGGCTGGATCAACGCCCCACCACCCAGGATGTCCCAGGTCCAGGTGGTTTGCTTGTTCTGTCGCGTCACCTCCAACCGCAGGGCCAGCCCCGAGAGGGGATCGACCACGGTCTCGAAGAGCGATCCGAGGCCCTGGATCTTGCTCCGGCTCATCGGCCGACTGGCCCACGCAATGGCGTCCCGATGCAGCAAGAGGTTGACAACATGCGTGCCGACATAGGTCACCGCGGCATTGCTGACGATCGCGACACCGAGCGACGGTTGGAAGGTAATCGTCATCAGCGTGCCAGTCGCCGTGCAGGTCGAGCTCACGACGTATTGCTGGGCCTTGGCGGCGATGGTAAAGAGATCGCCCACCACCAGCCCGGTCATGGCCGAGCCCCGGACCAGGATCGAGCTGGCACCAGCCGTAAAGTCACCGACCACGACATGCGTCGTTTCGCCCGTGCCGGTACCCGCCGAGTGGGTCTTGATGTTCTGGTTCATGTGCCAATCGGCCCCGAGCTTGGTGCCGATTTCCCCCCGGATCACACCCCCCTGATCGCCCCGGAGATTGGCCTGATGGAACAGGGGCAGGCCCAGCGCATTGCCTTCAGCATCCGGGTCGAGGATCACGAATCGTTCGCTCAGCGGAGCGAGTGTCTTGTTGAGCTTCGTGCGCGCATCCAGGAACGCCGTCACAGTGGCGCTAAACGGGGTGGTCCCAGCAACTCCACCTGCCGACCAGATGCCAGTATACAGCCCGAGGATGAAGGAATCGACCGCATTGCCGAGGGCCTTGATCGTGGCGCTCGCCCGCATTGGCATCAAGCCGGAGATCGCTTCCTCGATCTCCTTGTCGCTGAGAGTGAAATCGGCGCGCCGCCAGAAGTTGAGCGCGACCTGGACCTTGGAGGTGGTGATATCGATATTGGTAAAGATCGCCTGTCCTACCGCGGTGACGGCCGTCGCGTTGCCCACATAGGGCACGTCGATCGTGTCACCGAAGTCGGCCACCTTGTCCTCGAGCGAGCGGTTGACCAGCCGAGGGGTGACGCAGTTCTCACGCAGCACCAGGAGCCCTTGCGCCATGATCTGCGGGATGACATTCGTTAGGGAGTTCGCCACTGGATTCTGCCTCCGTCATGTCCCGCAGTCATGCGGGAACCGTTAGGACTGAACGACGACTTCACCTTTGGCGATCTTATCTAGGTTCGCCAAAAACCCTTTGTCATCGCCCGCTGGAATCGTCCGAGCGGCACCGCCGCTGCCTTCACCCCGACTGGCTCCGCTGCCACTGGCCCCGGAACCGACGAAGGCCCCCGCCAAGTCGGGATCTTCGCGCAATTCGGTTACGTACTCCGTGACGGTGAGCGGAATAGCCTTCCCCTTCTCCACCTTGACCCGCACCGTTCCATCGGCATCGATCACCCGTACCGCAGGGTGACCATCCTCACCCTTTACTACCTTGAGCCTCGGTTTGATGACGGGAAGCAAGAGTTTCGGGAATCCCTTGCCGCCGATGGCCTGCATGGCTTCGGCATCCACGAGATACCGTTCCACCGCCTGTTCGGCCCCTTGCCGGGCATCGCGCTCCGCCTGCAATTCCTTGGCGTGTTTTTCCATGAGTTGGGCTTCGCGCTTTTCCCAATCGCCCGTCTCCCGGGCCCGCTTCCGGTCCTCATCCGCTGCTCGCGCCACGAGATCACGGATCTCTTTGGCGTCCAGTCCCTCGAACTCCTTGAGCCGCTTCCGCGTACCCTTCACTTCATCCAGCAGCTCGTCCCGCTTGGCTTTGAGCGCATCGCGCTCGCCAACCATCCCCTCATACTCATCGCGCGTATAAGTCTTTTCCTCGGCCACTGGCCACTCCTTTAGGTCACGGACCCGATGATATGGGGCAGCACTACCACCCCTAGATGAAAAACAGCCAGCGGGTGCGAGCCTACCGCAGCCGCCGGCCGAAACCGGGCAGGGGGCCACTATCCCCCCGCATCCTTCCGATGATCCCCGCGCCTTCAGGGCACGGAGCGTACTGCGAATCTACCCTACGGACTTATCCCGTCAAGGGCCGACTGGTTTCTCCCGGCCCACCCCATGAGGCACATCGGATGAGAAAGGCTTCGTCCTTGTCAACCAAGGCGTTGGGTAGGGTATCGCCCATCAATTGCAACCGTTCCCCCCTATCCCATTTCTGGCGCACGAGATCACAAGCGCTCGCCAGCATGTCGGGTTTGGTCGCCCACCGCTTCCCGTTCACCTTGCCGCGGAGGATAATGCCAGTCTCCGGGGTCGTCTCCCCCACATGGAAGCTATCATTCTTACCGAGCGCGCAATCGGCCCCGATGACGTAGATGGTTTCATAGCCCATGAAGATCGCCAGCGGAATCGAGCGATTGACAACATTCAGGCCGCTACCAACCAAGGGAGCAGGTGCATAGAGCAGTTTGTAGAGCTCCTCTTCCCCCTCGAAGCCCACGAAGCTGTGGAAGATCCGGATACGATCGCGATGCCTCCAGCGGATCAGATGGGCGAAGAGTTGATGACTAGCGGAGCTGGCCAGGAGATAGGTAACCGCCGGCGGTTCGGTCCAGCAGGTGGTGTAGAGGTCAGGGCTTTGGTCGATCCCTACGCCGTGGGTGACTTTGAGGCCACGCCGGGTGAGCCACATCAGGGCGTCATTGCAGCCCCACACATCCGCCGCTGGATGGACTTTGAGAAGATTCTTGACCTTGGGAAGAGATGGACCCGAACCGCAGAGGATGAGGTCTTTCCCTTTGGCTGAATCTGCCTGCACGACGGGATACTGCGTTGGGACTTCACAGCCGCAGACCGGGAGTCTCGTAGGGCCCCCGTCCCTGCGCGGGATCGGCATCCCATGGCAGACCTGGCAGAGCGAATTGGCCAAGACGAAACCTGCGATTTTCCCTGCGACAGGGCTTTGCAGTTGAATAAATTGTTTCGGCTTCCCATTTGGGTGCCGCTCTATTGGACGAGCTACGCCACTTTCTTCCGTAATTCCTCCAGTGTAAGCGTGGATCCATCAATGCGGACAAGATCGGCCAATGTGATTTTCCCGGCCCGAAACAATGCAGCGCGCGCCGGCCCGAGGATGCCGTCTTGTTCGGCATGGGATTGTTGCCGGAGCCAGTCGGCGTAATCGAGCTTCGCGGAGACGGGCCCACCGACCGCGGCCCGTTCTCCTGACGGGGGAGGACGCAAACCCAACTTATCCCAGTTCACTACTGGGCGAACCGTGCTCCGGCAATTGACATGCTGAGGTGGTAACGGCCCTTCGCCGTATGTGAACCGCTGCCCATCCAACGCCCGGCAGATTGCCGAGGTCCGGTCATCTAGTGTCGCCGTGTAGATGTATTCCTCCGTGAGATCGTCATTCGCCTGATACGTCTCTACCTGAGCCCGGGTGGCGATCTGGTTGACGGCGGTGCGGGTGATGGCTTCGGCCTGTCGAGTTGAGGCTTGCATCACCCCGCCATCATAAACGCCTGGACGGACGAACCGCCCCCGGATGCGGCGAATAATCTGGTCGGTGGTCTCGCTGTTCGCCATGCCGAGCTGAATCTGTCGGCGGAAGGCGAAGGCGGTCGCCCGTTCTTGGGTCGCCCACCAGTCTTTGAGTGGGGCGCCCTGAATCGGGTCTGTCTGCAAGATCGAGCGCCATTGGCGGATACCG